CAGAATACGCATAGCCGATGGTCTTGCCAGAGCAACTCTGGATAGGAACATCAGCGCAAGGAACCGGGCACTCACCACGGGTGAGCGTTGCGCCGGTAGGAACCGTGTAGGCTTGACCTTCTAGGTCGGTATCCCAGTACGCGCCAGTCGGCTGGCCCTGGGCATCGACGACATACCAACGGATGAACGTGTTGGTGCCATCGCAGTAAACCTCTTGCTCAACCTCGGCCGTGCCGCACTTGACGAGATCGTCGAAGCTGCCGGTATATGGCGTATTGGTGGAGAGATTGGTTGCGGCAAGAACTGTAGGCGGAACGGTAGTGACGTCATATTGAATCAAGACCTCTTCCCCAGTAACGGGGTCGCACATCTTGACCAGTTCGCGGTCAGTCGTCTCGCAAATCTTGACCTTCATTACCGCATCGGGATGCGGTACGACTTGTACTAGGTCACATGTAGTGCCTACTGCAGTGCCCGTGGTTCCATCGCACTTCTCGTATGGGATCGACAGCGGGTTGCATACCGGCTCAACGGGGATCGGGTCGGTCGATCCACAGATGGTGACGGGCTGAGCGTCTGCGCACGGATCCGGCGGTGTAACCGGGATCGGCTTGGGGTGCATGGACTGCCCGGGAGGCGGGCAGCAGATGCCACTCGGTGACGTGGTGGTGGTTGTGCCCGTCACCGGAGGGCAGCAGAGCGCAGGCAGCCGCGTTGCCATGATCAAAGCACCTGAACGAAGGTGTTCACAAGGGTCTGGATCTTCTGGACTTTCTCGACGCTGTCCTTGGGTAGATCCAGTTCAAGCGGCAGATGCCAGTAGACATCGCGCACCCCTGCGACCAAGCCACCTTCGGTGACAGTGTAGTCGCGAGAAATGCCGCCGCGTGAAACTTGGAGGACTACTGCGTAGTCCAGCAATTTCGTCACCGTTCCTGGTCCGCCAGCCCTGCGGCTGAACAGGGTATCCCCGAGTTTGACCGGGCTTCCGGCGATCTTAATCGTCATAGCGTTCGCTCCGCAGGCGGGTTGACTCGCCGCGACTGTAACGCATGCACGAAGCTAGGGTCAAGCAGACCTACACCGCCGCTGGAACTGCCGCACTACCTCCATTTGGCTGCGCGATGGCCGTTGGAATGGCGCTGATCGCTCCACTTCGACCATCGAGTTGCGGCACTTGCTGCATGCCTGAGCCCTGAGTCACGGGCCCCTGCGATGTGGCAATCGCAATCGCGTTCTCGGTGATGGGGTCGGACATCCCCAGCGCCTCCGTCGGTGTGCCCATGTCCTTGAGCAGATCGGTGTAGGCCCACTTGCCCAGCTCGGGCGGTGCCATTCCAGACTGCACTGCCTGCATGCTCAGACCCAGGCGTTCGGTCTTGGCCTTGCGCTCTTGCTCTTGCGCCAACAGTCCGACCACGCCGACATAGTTCATGTCCAGGTCTGCGTTTTCGACCAGCGCGGGGTTCTCGTCGAGCACGTACTCGAACAGCACATGCCAGATACCCTTGAGGCTGGTGTCCTCTGTGAACGCAGCGTTGCGCACCCGGCGCACAGCCTGCGACACACGCGCACTCAACTCACCCAGGCTACCCCGGCCGAAGGTGCTCATGTCTGCCAGATCGGGCACGCCCACCTCGCCGTCAGCCTGACGGATCAGGTTCTGGATGATGGGGAACAGGATCTGGTACTGCGCCGTCGGGCCACGGATCGTGCGGATGGGGTCAGGGCTGACGCCAGGGCCGATCAGGTCGGACACCTCGTACTTGCCGCCCGGGCGGATAGAGCGGGCTTCCTGCGGGTTCTTCAGGGCCTCGGGGTTGGTCTGCAGCGGGGGCCGCATTGACCAGTCGATGTTGTTTTCCCAGATGTACCACAGGGTGTTGATGCGCTGCTGGGTGTCGTGCAGGATGGCCGGCACGCCCACACCGTTCCAGATCCCAGCGCCCATGTCGTCGAACTTCGTTGTGGCGTAGGAGCGCGGCAACTCGGCGCGCGGATCCTTGACCTCCACGCGGATGGTGCGGCCGCAGCAGATCTCGGCGCACACGTTGTAGACCTCGGTGTCGTCGTAGCCGGTCAGGCCGTGGTTGTAGAGGTCACGGCCCGTCACGAAGCCCTCGTGGTGGATCACAGCCACCAGTTCCTCCGGGCCCCAGTAGGTGCTCTTCTCACCGTTCTCGGACACGGTCTGGGAGCTCTCCGGGAACATCCAGGTGCGCGACTTCATCGAGTAGTCGTCGAGGATGTCGAGGATCGCTTCGCGGTCGTAGCGCTTGTCGGAGGCCATACCCACCAGGGTGGTCTTGTTGATCTCGCGATACTCCATGCAGGCCGTCGTGTCGAGCACGTTGCGCCCGTCGGCGGTAGGGAAGAAGTTCCACGGGTTCACGTCCTGGAACGTGGGGATGGTCTTCCACACGCGCTGGGGCCGGCCTTTGCCGTCCTGGGAATCGCTGAGCACCACGCGCCGCTGCCAGTAGGGGAAGCGCATGATGGCCACGCCGTACTTGATCTGGTTCAGGCTGAACGCGGCGTAGGCTTCGCGGAACCCTCCCTCGATCACGGTGTCGTGCAGCTTGACCTGGATCTCGTTGGCGGCCGAGGATGCAGCCTCGACGATCTTGGCGCGCTCGATCGATCGCAGCGCGATGGCCTTGTCGTCCAGGAAGCGCTTGACGCTCTCATGCAGGCGCCCGTTGCTCACGTTCATCAGCATGCGGGGGTCAGCCAAGCCGTTGCTCAGCATGCGCTCCACGAGCTCGTTCTTGACCTTCTCCTTGATGCGCTCGATCGACGAGCGAGGCAGGCGCGGAGAGGGCGTGGGGATGATCTTGACCAGGGCCCCGGGGTCGCCGGCCACCAGTTCACTCTTCCAGTTGGAGATGGCCACGGTCTTGGCCGCGCTCAGCCCGTAGTAGCGAGTCGGGCAGAACCCGAAAGCGTCCGTCAAGCCGTTGATTTCCTCCGGCGTGAACCGCTTCTCCATCGCATAGTCGGCCTCACGCAGCAGAGTAACCGTGCTTTTACCCTGATATACATTGTTGTTCTGCTTGAATTGCCTAGCATCGCGGAAGCGTTGCATCACAATCTTAGCAATAGTGTCGCCCATCTCATCAGGTTGAACCATGTCTTCCTGATAAAAACTCAATGTATTGGGTGCGTATCCAGCACCAACTGCTGCGTACATGGTTGACCTTTCAGCCGAAGGCGCCTTGCCGCGGATTAGATACACCGCTTGCTATGCCGCCACCTCGGAATGCTCCGCGTGTGTCATACACACGAGGATCAAATTTGCCAGCTCCACCTAGCGCATCGCCATGTAGGTCTGGGTCCATATCTCCGAGATTAACGCCTAGCTTGGACGCGTGGTGCAAGCTATAGGTCATCAATGCGGAACTTGCGTGTGAATGTTCGTCGTGTACGGGCGTTGTCACGAACTCGCCCGTCGTCTTGTTGACCGGGTAGTGGTACGCCTTCCAGTGCTCGAAGGCGGCCACAGCATCGGGGTTTGATTCGTTGACCTCGACGTTGCGCAGCATCTGCGCTCCCACCGAGATCTGGGTCTTGATGCGGGTCTGGGGCATGCGCGTGAAGTGCAGGCCCATGCGCTTGGCCTCGTCCATCCGGGACACACCTCGCAACCACTCCCGGTTCTGGATGTCGTGGGGCCCGATGTGCTGGCTGTAGACGTAGCCCTTCTCGGCCTTCTTGTTCTTCAGCACCTCGATGTAGGTGTCCAGGCCCAGGCCCGTGCCCTCGAAGGCGTCGATCAAGCGGTGGCGGGTGTTGACCTCTTGCCAGAACAGGATCACGGTGGAGTCGCCCACGCCCAAGTCCCAGGAGGTGGACACGCCGAAGCGCCGGTCGTGGTGCATCGGGCGCAGCCGCCCTTCGAGTTCGAGCTCGGAGATTTCGTCGCCCCACACCGCGCCGATGAGCGCGGCCTGGAACGAGCACTTGTACTCCTGCTCGAAGATGGCCTCGCCGATCTTCTTGCCGTGCTCACGGATAAGATCGAGGCGAATGCGATTGAGTTGCGCAGGGGGAAACACGCTCGTGTCTTCGGCCGTGAGCTTGGCCGCCAGCACGGTCTTGTCCCCTGAATCCATGTCCTCTTTGGCCGCGAGGTAGTTGCGGTAGAAGTGGTTCTTGCCGCGCGGCGTGGAGATCTGAAGCTCGAAGCCGCCAGATTCCTCCAGGATTGGTCGGAAGAACTGCATGGCGCGCGGATCCGACAGCGCGGCCTCCGACAGCACGATGCCCACTTGGCCGCCGCCCACGAGGCTATCGACTTGGTCCGAGCCGATGAGTTGGATGGTGCTGCCCGACTCCAGCCACAGCATCATGGACTGGTTGTCGCGCTTGACAACGATCTCGGGCGGGAACGCATCATCGACGCGGGCGCGCTTGGTGCGCCAGTTCACCATCTCCCAGATCGTCTTGCGCGCCTGGGCGTACTGGGGCAAACAGTACCAGTACGAACCCGGGCGTTGCATGGCCTTCACGGCCATCATCTGCAGAGCCAACTCGTCCTTGCCGAAACGCCGATGCGCCACGATGGTTCCGCGACGGAAGTCGTCGCTCATCATGGTGCGCCAGATGGGCATCTGGTCTTTGCGCGGGCGCCAGTCGTAGGCTGGCAGGGCGAAGTCGGTCATGCGACGTAGGCACCAATCCCGGGGTCAGGACACAGCACAGCGCCCTTGATGAACGCGCCGATCACGGGGTCGGGGCAGAAGTCGCCCAACACGAAGCAGCCGATCTCGGGGTATGGGCAGCGGGTGTTGTCGCACGACGGGATCGGGTCGGGCGATCCGCCGTCGCCGTCGTAGTTGCCGTCACCTGCCGTGACCTTGCAAGGCGGGCTGTAGACCAGCATCGAGTGGCAGCCGCAGTCGCTCACGAGCTTCAGGCGCCACACGCCGGGCGGGATGGTGGCGGTGGTTCTGAGCGTGGCCGTAGCGCCGTCATTGTTGGTCACCGTCAGGTCGTAGGTGACCTCGGTGCCGCACGGATTGCCTACGAGGTAGGCTTTGGTCACGCCAGTGGCGTTGACGATGAACGGGCTTGCGAACTGCTTCATCGGGATGCTCTCAGTCTGTCAGGCCGGGATTGTCTTCGGCTTCGTCGTACCTCGGTCCGGCGGCGATCTCGTAGACGAACGCGATGAAAAACAGCCCCAGCAGCACCCACAACGCGATGGGTAGCACGTAGACCAGCACAGCGGCCGCTAGGACGCGCGTGCCGCCGCAGCACGGGCACTGGCTGCCGAAGTACTGCAGCGCCCGGCCCAGCGGCTGCAGGGGTATCGCAGCGTCTCTGTCGCAGGGGTTGGCCTTGAACAGGTTCTTGGCTTCGTAGAAGCGAAGCCATGCGTCGAGTAGGCGCTTCACGTCACGGTCCTCGGCGGCGTGCTGCCCGGTGCGTGGGCGTGTTCGTACTTGTCGCGGTTCGCGCCGATGTGGCGCAGGGTTTTGTGTGCAGGCTGTTTTCCACAGTTGCAAGCGAAGAAAACTTCGCCCGTTTCCTTGTTGCGGTAGTGGCCTGTGCGCAGGACTTCGTCGAGGGGGATGCTCATGGTGGGGATGAGTGGTTGGTGGTTGATGAAACGAGGCTTAGTCAGCCTCAACGACAACGGTGGCCCGGATGCCGGCCGCGCGAAGCTCGGCGACCTTCTCCTTGACCTCAGCGATCTCGTACATCTTGGCAGCCTGGGCGGGCCACATCGCGGGGCTGGCAACGGCCGGTCCGATCGTGGGCCGGGGCGAGTTGCGCATTGCTCGGTTGAGCGCTTCAGAGACGGTAGGCATATCAGAGTCCTTCGTGCAGTGTGAGCTTCAGGGGTGTGGCGGGGGCGGGGTCGGTGGGCTGACCTTCGTCGTCGAACGTGCGAAGCGTCAGCCGGGTGGGCTTGTCTTTCTTGGCGTCGTAGACGGTGGTCTTGAAGGTCTGCGGCACAAACGCCTCGGCCGCCAGTTTGAGCATGGCGTCTGACTTGCCCTCGGTCGCGCGCTCCAGCACGGTCAGCCGGATCGCGTCTTGGAAGAGCTCCAGCGCGTCATCGACCTCGGCCTTGAGATCGCCGTCTCGTTCGAGCAGACGCTTGAGGTGCGAGGGCGCAACCCCAGCGTTGGCCGCCGCAAGCGACAGCGTGCCGTACGCCTTGACGGTCTGAACGATCACATCGATCTGTTGACGTGTGAGGTTGAGCATGCGCGGATCGTAACGGGCGTGGGGGAGAAGTGCAAGTGGGGGAATGCGCGGTTTATTTCGCGTAACTCGTAGCGCGGGGCGCTGATTTTTATAGCGGGGTGCGCGTATAGGAATGGGGTAGGTGGGTGGAACGCGTGGCGCTGGTGCGCGGTGCGCGGTGCGCGGTGCGCGGTGCGCGGTGTGCGGTGTGCGTGGCTCGATGCGCGGTGCAGGAAAAAGCAGGGGGTGGGTTGTCACACACCGCGCCCCCGCTCCAGCGCGTAGGGGGGCGCGCATAGGCGCGCACGCAACGCGCACCCGCTACGCGCAACGCACGCGCTATGCGCACGCAC